TTACGTATTGTTCGTGCCTTCCTTATTTTTACTGTGGGACATATTTGGGACAGAAGTACCAAAAATCGAGTCAATTTGTCGAGCATGTTCAGTCAGGTGATTTGGTGCCAGATGAGCATATCTGCGAACCATTTCGATAGACTCCCAGCCACCCATTTCCTGCAATACCGAAATCGGAACGCCAGCCTGAACTAACCAGCTTGCCCACGTGTGCCTCAGGTCATGAAAACGGAAGTCTTCAATGCCTGCTCGTTTTAATGCTGACCTCCATGCAGTATTAGCGTCATAGCGCATCTTCCTCACTACAGGTGATTTAGTTCCGTCTGGCTTGGTGCTGCTTTCCTTGTAGACGAACACCCATTTGTGATGATTGCCTATTTGCTTTTTCAGCACCCGGCAAGCAGTATCATTCAGCGCCACGCCAATGGCCTGATTGGACTTACTTTGTTCCGGGTGTATCCATGCCACCTTTCGCTGCATGTCTATCTGCTGCCACTCCAGATTGATAATGTTAGACCGCCTTAAGCCAGTAGAAAGCGCAAACTCTACGACTGACTTTAGCGGTTCCGGGCATTCATCAATCAACCTTTTTGCCTCGTGAGGCTCAAGCCAGCGGATACGCTTATTTTTCGGCTGAGGAACTTTGATGATCGGAGCCTTATCCAGCATCTTCCATTCGCGTTCAGCAGCCCGGAGGAGTGCCTTAATGAATGAAAGGTGAGTTGCTTTTGTGGCTAATGCTGCCGGCTTAGGCTTGAATACCGGAGGTTGCTTCCCATTCTTCCTGCAAGCTTCATCCATTAACTTCCAGTTTTCCTCATGCCGCCGATTAGTCATCTTCTGGATGGCGGAGTAAATCTTCGTCTCGGTAATATCCTTCAACTGCATCCCTGCAAAATGCTGGAGCCAGAATCCTATCCGACTCTTGTCATCATCCAGCGACTTCTTATGCGCCTTCTCCTCTAACCACCTGACACAGGCCTCCTCAAAAGTCATGTCAGGCGTCTCTCCTAATTTACTTACCCTCCATGCTTCTGCCTTCAGCTTGTCATGAAGCTCTGTGGCCTGCCTTTTGTCCTTTGTCCCAAGAGACTGCTTAAATCTTTTGCCGTTCGGCAATGTGAAACTGGCGTACCAGGTTTCACCTCTGCGGAATAGTGACATTTCAGTTCCTCTGTTATGTCATCACCCGCGCTCACCTGGACAGTATGCAGCGGAGACTGAAGTGCCGCAATGCAGGCTTGTCGTGTGGTGAGGTAAGGGGATTTCGGTTTGGTGGGGTCTTTACGTGTTGCCTGTAGTCGGCCTGTGCGAATCCAGTTGGTGGCGGTAGGTCTGGATATCTTGAGAAATGAACAGGCCTCATCGAGTGTGAGGCTGTGTGATTCCATGGTTACTCCTGGTCAGAAAGAAGCTCTTTTATCCATTTATATGTTTTTGGTGCTCGCTTATCTGGCCTCTTAAGCTCAAGCTTAAGCAGAGCAATAAGTGAATCCCACTCACGTAAAATCGGAGAAAACCGCTTTACCTTTTTCGCTATGAGCGGAAAGCTATCTTTAATTTCAGGTATTTCATCTACGAGCATCATGCATCTTCGCAAATCGGCAGGATCGCTTGGTGCGTCAAACCGTCCGTGGTAGAAGCTCTTTTCCAGCCCAAGAGCAATAGATGCCATAGTTGCGCTACTTATGCCAACATGGCCTTTCGTTTGCCACTTCAATACCTTCATTGCTAAATCAGACATCATTCACTCCATAAAACAAAACCCGCCGCAGCGAGTTCATATAAAAGAAATCCCCGCGAGTGCGAGGATTGTTATTTTTGCGGTGCTGAGAGCCGAGCTGCTGCGCTTCAGCATCTGTGGACTCTCCCCATAAGCAAACAAGCACCCCGAAGAGCGCTTGTTTTATCTTTCAGCATAAGATAGCTACGTGCTGAATGACATACGAACGTATAATCTTCACATGAGGTATGTTAAAAGCTATCGCATCATTGGAGCTTGAAGTTGTCGATATCATCTACAAATTCCAGATACCCATCTTCAACGCTTTTTAAAACAAGTAAATGCTTAATTCCCTCACTTAATGAGGTTGGCCTTTCAAGTACAAACTCGAACCCATCCTCGTAAATTTTTCCTAACCAATAACCACCGCCATATTCTTTAAGCCTTTGAAAGAAAACATACCCCCCAGGCTTGAAATAATTGAGTGTCTCGTCTCTATAAACGATTTGGTAGTTAGGTACTTTGCCACCCATTTTAGCCACCATAAATACTGTGTTTTTATACAGTATAAATTAAAGCAAATGTTGGTCAATTTTGAAGGGTTAGATAATAACTTAACTCTGAAAACAAATTGTTTACAGCTTCTGCTATAGTTCAGTTTGATCAATAATCGCGAATGCTTTCGAACTGTCTTAACTCCTTATCAATCAGTCGCTTACTCTGCTGGCGAGCTCGATGTTTACAGGTTCTCAATTCAGCATCATATCCGTTTCCTTTTCTGTAGCCTCGTGAGCGACACAACGAACAGGTACAACCATCAACCGAATAGAATTTCCCAAATGGTTGCATTACTTTTCCTCCTGCGGCGGCTCTGGTAGCGGCATCCAGTGTGATGGTTTCCACGACGCCCCAGGAATTAGCCACCCATCATTAGTGTCAGGATGCCACGGGATGTAAGTCGCCCATTTCATTCGCCAGTCATCTTTCCTGCCAAACTCTCTGGCAACAAGAACGCCAGTTTTGCTATCCGGCATTCGCTCACTACAGCTTATCCAACCATCCGGAGTTACCGGAGAGTTGCCAGCAGTCTTGAAATTCGGCTTTGCGTCCTGAACCAGAAGGATGTAACCGTTCTTGGCTGTGTCCAGTTCTGATACCTCGGTGACAGTACCGAAATAGCGATTCCCGGCATCAGCATCACAAGTGCTGACATCAATGGACACCTCCATGCCTTCGATTAATTCTGGCAACTCGTAAGTTTGGCTTACAGGTTGGTTTAGTTTTTCTAAGTCATGATGCAGGGCGGCGCGAACTGTACGCGCAATTCGTTCACGTAACTGTTGTGTGCCGTGATACTCAATAGCAATATCACGCAGCTCGTTTACAAGCTCCCGGATTTGATTCTCTTTCACGATTTACCTCCGTTGAGCATGGCATTGCGGCAGGCGTTATAGCCTTGCGCAAAGCTCTTTTGATAAAGATTCATGTCATCAGATGTCGCCATTTCATCAGGCACTACCGGCGCTGGCTGCTCTTTGAATTCGTCGGCATAACGAATAACCCGGTCAATGAGAAGCTGTATCCAGCGCTCTATCTGGAAATTAAACTCTTCCTTTGATTCAGGTAACGCAACACCAACAACACCCAACGCCTTGTCCAGATTTTTAGGGATAAATTCTTTGTCTACCGGCACAGGCTGGGCGTGACGATAGAGCGGGATATATCCCACCTCCTGGTTTTGTTTACCCCAAATCAAAGAGGTTTCTCGACCCATGGCAATATGATGAAGATTTCGTTCGTCGGTGAACACAACGGGGTCGGCACCTTTCTCCGCTTCGAGCGATGCCAGTGCGATACGCGCCAGCTTCAATTCGAATATCTGCGCTTCCCACCCATTAGATAAATCGGATTCAATTTGCTCAATGAATGCCTTAACTTCTTCTTTGGTAATAGTGGTCATGCTGCGCTTCCTTCTGTCTTGTTCACGATTACGCCGCCGTCACAGTGTGGGCACTTCTCACCCTGCTGGCCGTGCTCATCAATTACTCGACCGTATGAGCAGCGATAACAGCGCAGTTTTTTGGCCTTATCTGTAGCTCTGATAATGTCCCTTCCAAACCCCATAGACACGCGCTCCAGATAGCCGCGATTTATCAGGTTCTCAGCCATCACCCCGACTTTCACCGGGAGAAGCGAATCACCATCCCACAGCGCTGTTTTTCTGGTTGGGGAGATTTCAATTTCCCAGTAGTGAACTATGGCGGGCTTTAAAAACTCTCGCTCACGTTTATTGAGTGGCTTATCCATCAATCCCCCTTAACCTTGATGTCATCGGCGTCTTGTGCACTAACTATTTCCGCCGCCTGACCGAAAGCGGATACCCACTTTCTCGATTCTTCCAGCGCCAAATCAGGACGACCTTGCAACAGGCAGCCAACGATATAGCCGTGCGCACCTATGGCTTCTGTGATGAGCTGAATTCCCGTTGGCGTGGTTTGGCTTTGGTTGGCCTCCAGCGTCGCCAGTCGTTCTTCCACCACATCAACGGCGTCAGCGAAACCAAACATATTGCTCCATTCTGGACGCTCTCCTGTGGCGGCCTGGTACATATCGGCCAGTGCAGATTCAGCAGCATCACGCTCATTGATAAGCTGCGTCTCGCTGTGTTCGAGTTCTGCTATGCGCAGCCGTAACATATCGACCATTCCTGATGCGTTTTCGGCCCATGTAACCCATGTTGCTTTTTGGTCTGTCAGTTCTGCAATGCGCTTCTCTGCGGCTTCCAACTTCTTGTAGAGAGCATCCCAGCTTGTTGAGTTATCAAGAACCAGCTTTGTAACTCGCTCTTCACGTGATTTGTAATGCTCCGGCTCATCCAGCAGCGCCAGCATTCGCTCAGCGATAGCCACTTCGTCAGGGAATTCTTTTTTCCATGCCTCATTCAGCAATTTGCAGCTGACAGGATTCATACTGAATCGCTCAACCATGAGGGATGCCAGTTCTTTTGTTTTCGCTGTTACTGCCTGTTTGTCGATGTTGCTCATTGGGCTACTCCTTTGCGAAGCTTCGCAGCAAAATCAGCCGCAACCTCTTTGACCATATTGGAAAGCAGGGTGCCCCCTCCGAATTTTTCTGAGAACATCTCCACACCCTGCGCCCGCACCTCAGCCAGAAACACGTCGGTGGCTGGGGTCTCGGTGAAATCGTCCACCCACGTATCGCCAACGTCCTCGCACTCGCGACGACAATATTCGTTGAATTCGACCTCTGATTTTTTCAGTGCAGTGTTCTCCGCTGCCATCGACGAAAACTTCTCGTGTGCCAACTTAACAACTGCATTAGCCTGCTTAAGTGACTCCATTGCTTTATCGTTATCCGCCGCTAACGCCGCGTATTTAACCTCAAGTTCCGCATAATCACTATGACGCACCATATCAGTACAGAATGATTCTCCTGTTATTGGTGGTGATAACTGGTCACTGACAATCGTGTATATTTTCACTTCTTTCATTTCTTCCCACTCCGCAACATTGCATTCAGATATTTGTTTTCATTCACTGATGGAAAACTCTTTCTCGCCAGCATTTCTTCGCGTGGAATATCGTTAATGGGCTTGAAGCGGTGTCGAATAATCATTTCCGATGGAAGGATTCCGGGGTCGTAGGACAAACCTCTCATGATGAATTCTTCAGTTATTGCTGGTAGCGCCGTAACGCGAACGGTAATTTTTAAGGCGCGGGTCTATTTCAATGAATTGGGTGTAAGTGGCTTTGCGGAATGGCCGGATGGATGTCTGGTAAATTCGCTCGCGTTCTTCTTTCTCTGCAAGCCATATACAGTGGCGAAATTCCTTTTCCTCTTTCGTTTCCTGCGGTAGCGACATTATCAGGTCGTAGTTCTTTCTGAATTTTTCCAGCACCTCCGAGACGGAATTGCCGGAACAGCGGCGCGGGTCATCCGCACCATATAGAGGCGCTGGCATAATTTACTCCAGGGTAGGATATCCGAATAATGTGGTAGGTATAGGGTTATTTCTTTCGTAAACGTGATAGCCTGCTTTTTACCGACTCTTCACTTCGCCCGAGAATTTTTGCTACATTTCTTTGTGTATAGCCTGATGAGATAAGCATCTGCATTCTTTTGTCTTCGTCATCGCTCCATCTTGGCTTAACGAATGCCGTTTTTAATGACAGTTTTTTTGCTATGTAATAAAACTGATTTATGTTTAGGCCCAGATGTTCTGCTGCACGGCAAGCTACCATGCGACCGCAGACTGACTCCATCTCAGCTGGAGTTATGTTTAATCTTCTCATTAAGCCACCTGTTTAAGCTCATTTATTCTGATATTCATTACCTGAACGCATTTATCCTGCGCCTCCTCGTTGCCAGCCAATAATTGCCAGTCATGCTGATAACGCTCGATGAGTTTTTTCTTATCAGTTTCTTTCGAAGCATAATCGCTGAAGTCTTTCAGGATTTGTTCGCAGTCAACCGATGGAGATTTCTGGTTGGTATTTTCTGGTGATGGTTGATTGCATGATGCTGGCATGGCCCAGTCCGGCAGCGATGGAGGGAGCCAGTAAAATCCTGTTCCATCCTTCAGTTTGGCCCTGTGCCATCCTTGTTTCTTATCACTGGATATCTGCGCAAAACCTTCCTCAAGGTTATAGAGATACCGACCAATTCCCCACTGAACGGCAGCACGCTTCATTGCGCCAGAGCGACCGCCTTTGACGGCTTCTACCTGTGTGTTTTCAGCAGCATCCCATTTAGTTACCCATTCGGAATCAATCTTGATTGATATGCCGCATTCAACGCCACCGTTGTTGGGTATATCGCGGTATTCATTGCGCCATCCTGCTTTGCCGCAAACATCGTCCAGGCGTTTCATGATTGCCCTGTTCGTGACATAAGCCAGCACCATAGCCCATACTTTGCCATCGCGTGTTTTACCACTTTGCTGTATTCGCCATTCGATATCTTCAGCTGCGAACGGCTCATCTAACTGATCCAGATTCATGAGTAATACCCTGCAAATTCATCCCAGCTAATAACCGGATTCTGCCGTTCTGCGGCTAAGTTAATTTGCTGCTCCACTTCTTCCTCAATTTCAGGAGAAATGAGAGCAATAAATTCTTCATCATCAAAATCATGCAACATGACGCGCCTCCCATTCTTCGTCCTGCCACTTATCCCAACCAAGAGCTATTCCGGCAGCCCATGTATACGCATCAGACATTCCCTGTTTTGTATCCGGAAATACTTTCTCATATAGCTTGTTGAACTCCCTGTTTCCTTGCTGAACAAGAATTGTTCCATTAACAGGCGTAATGGTCATGGCGTGGCACTCCTGGCTGATTAAGAATTTCACCGAGACGTTTCCATCCGGCCCGTAATTTTCTGGTTATACGCTCTAAAAGTGATTCATTAAGTTGGGCGATACCCATGACGGCACCGCCCGCGATAGCAAATGTCATCGTGGGACTCTCCATTTTCATTTATTGGCATAGCTAAAACGCCTCGATATGAAGCGCTGTGGATATGCGATAAAACAGCCGCACTCAGGCGGCTGTTGTTGTTTCTTCTTTCAGGCTTTCGATATATTCACGCGGGTCGTCGTAACACTGGCATTCGCTATACCAATCCACCCAGCGATCCGTAAGCTCCATTTCTTCCAAATCCTGGTCAGTAAGGCTCTCATCCCACATCTCAAGGCCGTTAGCGTTGCAGTAATCAGGTTTGATGTTGTTGTCATACTGAAATGCGTCATAATCAGCCAGTGCATCCATCACTCGCACACCCTCTTCAACACTTGCTACTTCTACAATGAATGGCTTCATAGGAACTTGCGGGATATGCCAGACACGTAATTTCATATTTCCTCCAGGTAAAAAGAATGCCGCCCATATAGAGCGGCAAATAACATCAAGGGATGATTTTTCGATTAACCAGAACGAGTCGTCGTCCTCGTTTGGTTACGAGCGATATTGCTCACAATGACCACTATTAAAATGGTCATTAGGTGCTTATTCGCTGACAAATTTGGTAAGACTTTCGTGTAGCGAAACCAGAATTTCATCATCAAACCCATCAAGTAATGCTTGTTCGATAAGTTTTATAATTTCTGATGCCTGCTCTTTATTTATTTCCATCACTCCTCCCCAAGAGCCTTGCTGATGGCTGCGCGAGCTTTATTGATTACCCCGTACCACTCCGGATAAGTCACATTGCGTCCTTCTGCCATCGCTTTTTCAGCCAATTGAAGAGCCTCGAGCAAATCAGGAGATGCTGCTATCAAGTGTGCATTGGCCTCACATTCAGCTACGCGATTTTCGTCATGGGTCATGATAAAACCAAGCTGCAACCCAGCTCTATCTTGCCTGCAAATGCGTACATCCTTTCCGCTCCAAGGACCTGGCGTACCTTTAAACTTTTTCATATTCACCTCTGTGTCTCGCTGCCAAAAATACGCTTACTCAGTTACTTCATCTGCATATTCTTTACTTGTTAACCAATCCGGGCGTTCACCTTTACCAATATAGAAGTCGATAATGTCCAGAAGACGTGGATAAAATTTAAGAGCTTTACGACCATCCATCTCAGCAATTTCCTGCTTACTATATTTTCTCCATTTCTCAACTGTGTGGTTCTGGCATCCTGCTCGTACATATTCACCGTTCGTTATACTTATGAAGTATTTCTCACCCAGAATTACGAAAGTGAGATCAGGCAGGTCGGCACCGCGCAGGTCGGCACCGCGCAGGTCGGCATCGCACAGGTTGGCATCGCACAGGTCGGCACCGCGCAGGTCGGCACCGCACAGGTTGGCATCGCACAGGTTGGCATCGCACAGGTCGGCACCGCACAGGTCGGCACCGCACAGGTCGGCACCGCGCAGGTCGGCACCGCACAGGTTGGCATCGCACAGGTTGGCATCGCACAGGTCGGCACCGCACAGGTTGGCTCTAGATCCGCTCTCACGCATTGAGTTAATCCACACTTTGTGTTCTTCAAGAATCTTCGATAAATCTGCTGAATTCATGTTGTTATTCCTTAAATTTTGGCAATAAAAAAGGCCGCATTGCGACCTGATTAGATGAGAGGCTTGCTGCCTGAATAATTATCTAGCGGTAATTTGCCCACACTTACGATGGCCAGCCGCGTAAAGTGCTACGTCTGGAAGAAGTACAGATCCTCCTTCAACTTCCTTATGTCGCGTTCCGGCAAGAGAAATGGCTTTGGTAACGCGGTCAATTCTTTTGGCTTTGACCTCATGAGAAGCATCAGGAGAATCGCAGCCAAAAATTGAATCGATGATATTGCAGATGGTGTCGCGCTCCATTGCGAGCTTCCTGCGCCGCTCATGACGGCGAGTTTTAGCATTTCCTGCATACGTTGACTTCCCGTACATGATAACCGTCATGATTTAATCCTCATGTGAAATGGCTTTGGTGTTGCAGATAGCCAGGCGACTAACCCTGACCGCGTACTCATTGCCGAGCGCCTCCGCCGAAGAGGTTGGCTTCTACCTGCAACCCAAACCCATCTAGTTTTGTATCTGTTCGCGCTTTGTCAGCGCATCATCGAAGTTAAAGAGCGTTGCCTTTCCGTTTGCCTACCAGCGTCCTGCTGATGGCTAAACAATACAAAATGTACTTAATATCGTCAATACAAAATGTACTGAAAATTGATAAATAAATACTATGTGTATGAAAATGAATGGAAAAAATATTTTGGTATTAAAAAACCCGCATAAGCGGGCTAGGGGAGGGAATTGTTAGAGGCCTTGCCATTTTGCTTCAATGACAACACCGATAATGCGGCAATTTCCGTTTATGGGGATCATGTGATAGCTGGGGTTTAACGGTTTAAGATATTTCTGTCCAGCGTCAACAATATATTTCTTGAAGGTTGCCTCGTTTTCAGACTCAAGCTTTGCCACCACGAGTCTTCCATTAGTCGGTTCGATAGCCGGATCAACAAGAATTTGCATTCCTTCCGGTATGCTTAATCCTGTAGGAGATGTCATAGAGTCGCCACGAACGGTTAGCCAGAATGACCTTTCGCTTGCATGTGCAGTTGTCTCAGGCCACACCTCTATTTCTCGGAGTTGGTAAGGTTCAACAGCCTCACACCAGTTACCTGCGCTCACCCAGCTAATCAGGGGAAATCTCCTTATTTCTGTGTGTGGACGAGGACTTGAAACATTGTTCAGGTTGGAGTCTGGATAATCAACCATCCCATCAGAACTTAATACTAGCTCCTTCAATCCTAGCTGCTTCATGATCGCTGCAATATCTTCAATACTTGGTTCGCGGCGGCCATTAAGCCAATGACCTATCGCTCCCTGAGTCTTACCGAGAGCTTCAGCAAGTTTATCCTGGGTTAGGCCTATTTGTTTCATTCTGGCTTTCGCCAGCTCATTCCACGGTGTCTTCATGCGCCGATTATTACGAGATGTATTGACTGTGACAACACACATATTGTATTAATTACCTTGCTTTTATTTAGTACGAAATGTATTATTAAGTTACGTACCATCCTGAGGAGATATACCGATGAGCAATCTTCGGAAAATCCGGGAAACCATGAAGGTATCCCAGGCCGTTCTGGCCGAAAAGGTTGGGTGTACTCAGGGAGCAATTGGTCATTACGAATCAGGGCGACGCCATCCGGATTTGAGAATGTGCCGCCAGCTCGTAGAGGCGCTCAACAGTTTTGGCGCGAATGTTCAGCTAGACGATGTGTTCCCACCTGAACTTAATGCTGCCTAAGTAGTACCGCTCTTTACCAATCTGAACCGCCGACAACGCGGTAAATCTATTTCAATGCGCATCAACGAATGCGCACAACTAACTATTAACTACAGGAATGTTCACATATGGAACTCACAAGCACTCGCAAGAAAGCCAACGCAATTACCAGCAGCATCCTTAACCGGATAGCTATTCGTGGTCAGCGGAAAGTCGCTGATGCGTTAGGCGTTAACGAATCTCAAATTTCACGATGGAAAGGCGATTTCATTCCGAAGATTGGGATGTTATTGGCGGTTCTGGAGTGGGGTGTCGAGGATGAGGAGTTGGCAGAACTGGCAAAGAAAGTTGCGCATCTGCTGACAAAAGAAAAAGCCCCGAAGAACGGCGAATTCTTCGAGGCCTGATGTAGAAAGACTGGATCAATCCACAGGAGTAATTATGACAAAACGTCGTAAGAAATACCAGGAAAAAGAAGAGATTCGACACCCTGATTCACCTGAGGGATTAGTGGTAGCCGCAGCAAATAACAGGGCGTTCGCAGAGCGCCTTGTTGGTGTTTACAGACTAGCCAAAGCAGGAGTGAAACATGGGCGTCGTTAAGTTAGCTGATTACAGGCCTCAACTGGAGGTCGTGGAGCATCGCGTGGCAGATACCGAAGATGGTTTCATGCGCGTTGCTAACGAGATTACCGACAGTCTGCTGATGGCTGATTTAACCGTCCGGCAGTTGAAGGTGATGCTCGCTATCATGCGCAAGACATACGGATTCAATAAGCCGATGGATCGACTCACAAACACGCAGATAGCAGCCATGACAGGTATTCATCACACTCATGTTTGCGCTGCCAAGCGCCAGCTTATTGAGCGTAAATTCCTCATTGCTGATGGCGTGAAAATCGGAGTGAACAAGGTGGTTTCGCAGTGGATTAGCCAGGACAGCTTAACATTAGCTAAAACAGCTAATAAAACATTAGCCGAGTCGGCTAATGGGTATAAGCCAAGTCAGCTAAACACAAAAGACAATATACAAAAGACAATAAATACAAATACCCCCTTACCCCCTAACGGGGGCGGCGATGGGCAGGTTAAACCTGAACGTCGCAAGGCAGAACGAATCGACTACGAATCCTTCCTGAACGCCTACAACACCGAAGTCGGTGACAGACTGCCGCACGCTGTTGCGGTCAACGAGAAACGCAAACGCCGCCTGAAGAAAATCATCCCGCAACTGAAAACGCCAAACGTGGACGGTTTCAGAGCGTATGTCAGGGCGTTTGTGCATCAGGCCAAGCCGTTTTACTTCGGAGACAACGACACGGGCTGGACGGCTGATTTTGATTACCTGCTGAGAGAAGACTCGTTAACGGGAGTTCGGGAAGGGAAGTTTGCAGACAGGGGGATTGCATGAGACAGGATATCGAAGCGAGCGTTATCGGTGGCCTGCTGATTGGTGGATTAACACCAACCGCGAGTGACGTTCTGGCAACGCTGGAGCCTGAAGCATTCTCAATTCCGCTTTACCGGAAAGCTTTTGAAGTTATTCGAAAGCAGGCCAGAAACAGGAACCTGATTGATGGACTGATGGTGGCCGAGGAGTGCGGGGATGAATACGCAACGGCGGTGATGATGACTGCGCGGTCATGTCCCAGCGCTGCAAACCTGAAGGGTTATGCCGGAATGGTTGCAGACAGTTATCAACGGCGTCAGGTTTTACAGCTACTGGATGAGATGCGAGAGCCAATCAGTAACGGCACGCTGGATGCTTCAGGTAGAGCGATGGACGATCTAGTTAAGCGCCTTTCAGCCATCAGGAAGCCACGTGACGAGGTTAAACCTGTGCGACTGGGGGAAATTATCAGTGATTACACTGACACGCTTGACAGGCGTCTGAGGAACGGAGAAGAGTCGGATACCCTGAAGACCGGAATCGAAGAGCTTGACGCTATCACCGGAGGGATGAACGCAGAAGACCTTGTGATTATTGCTGCTCGTCCAGGTATGGGTAAAACCGAACTGGCGCTGAAGATAGCCGAAGGCGTGGCAAGTCGTGTTATTCCTGGTTCTGGCGTCCGGCGCGGTGTGTTGATTTTCTCGATGGAAATGAGCGCCATTCAGGTTGTTGAGAGAGGGATTGCCGGCGCAGGAATGATGTCGGTCAGTGTGCTGCGTAACCCGTCACGTATGGACGATGAAGGATGGGCGAGAGTTGCAAGCGGGATGAAGTTGCTGGCAGATCTGGATGTGTGGGTAGTTGACGCATCGCGTTTGTCTGTCGAAGAAATCAGGTCCATTTCCGAACGCCACAAGCAGGAGCATCCTAATCTGTCACTGATTATGGCTGACTATCTCGGGCTAATTGAGAAACCAAAAGCGGAACGTAATGACCTCGCCATAGCACATATTTCCGGTAGCCTGAAAGCGATGGCGAAAGACCTGAAAACTCCAGTTATCTCCCTAAGCCAGCTTTCACGAGATGTTGAGAAGCGGCCAAACAAGCGCCCGACAAACGCAGATTTGCGTGATTCAGGAAGCATTGAACAGGATGCAGACTCAATCATCATGCTTTACCGTGAAGCGGTATACGACGAGAACAGTAGCGCCGCACCATTTGCTGAAATCATTGTGACGAAAAACCGTTTTGGCTCGCTTGGTACGGTTTACCAGCGGTTCTGCAACGGACACTTTGTTGCATGTGACCAGGATGAAGCCAGACAGATTTGCACAGCATCAAATGCACCTGCTGCGCGTGGCAGACGATATGCACAAGGGGCTGACGTATGACTATTTACATCACTGAGTTGGTAACAGGCCTGCTGGTAATCGCAGGCCTTTTTATTTGGTGGAGAGGGAAGCATGGTTAATTGGATGCTCGTCGCCATCAAATGCATTGGCGTTGGATGGATTCTTCTGACGTTTTTTATTGTTCTGCATAGCTACATTAGCCTTGTTAATGGCGGTAAAGACCCATTCTCTATGTTGTTTGGTGCTGTGTTTACCTGGGTACTTATCGGAATTGTACCTGTAGCGATAGCAAAAATGGCGTGGTGTTTTATCAACTAAAAGTGAGAGTAATGATGAAAATATCCGAGATTAACTATTCAGTGATTTTTGACGCGCTTAAAGCGTATTACGAAGTGGAAGAAGATGACTCAGTATGGGAAATATTTAATCAGGCAGATGACCAGATTGAAGAAATCGCTAATGCACTGAAAGTGTTAGGCGAGTGATGGAGAGGAATATGGACGTATCAAGAAAGCAGTTTCAGTCGTGGTTTGCTGATGAAATTGTTGGCGCAGATGTAGAGTTTCCTGAATTTGAAGATGGAGAATATGTTGCCGGGGAAATCTATAATGAGCAGTTGTATGTAATGCTTCAGGCTATGTACATGGCTTGGATCGCATCTCGCGCAGCTATCGAGATTGAGTTGCCAGCAAAAAATGATATTTCCGGCGATGACCACCCCATTCCTGACCTGGTTGATTGGGATGATGGAAGAAACGCTGGTATTCAGGAATGCGCAGAAGCCATCCGCGCCGCTGGAATCAAAGTGAAGGAGTGAGTATGAGCGAGATAAAGCCGTGTCCATTTTGTGGATGCAAGGCCGATTGGGTTAATCAGCAATTCAAAGAATTTAACTTCGGCGGTCATCAAATCGCCTGCATTAACCCGGCTTGCCAGGCAAGTGGGCGATATTCAGGTCAGCAAGAGAAAGCACTTAAAGCATGGAACCAGAGGGTAAACCATGAAGCAAACATACCAGCTTCGCAACGAAGCGATCAGAAATAACGCCATAGACGCCATTCTCTCACTACCAATCGACGACAAGTCACCCCACGAAGTCCACGTTAAAGAACCTAAGCGAACCAAAGCGCAGAACGACCGTATGTGGCCGATGCTTCAGGACGTCTCCCGTCAGGTGCTTTGGCATGGCCAACGACTGTCTCCGGAAGACTGGAAAGACATCTTCACCGCGCTGTGGCTCAAGACTAAAAAGCTGGAGCAAAGAAGCGTACCAGGTATTGATGGCGGTGTTGTTCTTCTTGGGGTGCGTACCAGCAAGATGAGGAAGGCGAGCATGACAGAGCTTATCGAAATTATGTTCTGGTTCGGCTCAGAACGTAACGTGAGATGGAGTGATGATTCCCGGCGAGAGTACGAGTGGTCAAAACGAACAGGGAGAGTTGCATGAAACACTGCTACCGCTGCGGAGAAAGCAAAGACGATTATCGATTCCGGCCAAATCAACCTTATTGGCACCAATGGTGTATCAGATGTGAGCGGTCGCCAGTAGGTAATTTCCCGCTGCCAGAGACGAAGGAGGACGTATGGCACGACAGCGACGAAGTATCACCGACATAATCTGCGAAAACTGCAAATACCTTCCAACGAAACGCTCCAGAAATAAACGCAAGCCAATCCCAAAAGAATCTGACGTAAAAACCTTCAATTACACGGCTCACCTGTGGGATATCCGGTGGCTTAGAGAACGTGCGAGGAAATGACAATGGATTATTCACAGTTAAGTGATTTTGAAATTAACCGAATGGTAGGAGACATAATTTTTAAAGGCCTTTGGGCATGTAAGCCGGAAACGTCAGGGAATAACACCAACAAATGGTATTACGGAAACGCTGATACAACTTTTGAGCCATTAAACCATTTACCTGACTACTGCAATGATCCGAGTGCCTCATGGCCGATTATTGAGAAACACAGGATTTCTATCTTAGACCAGTTAACTGAATGGTGTGTGGATGCAAAAGGCGTAAGCCCAATATTTGATACCAGACCTCTCCGCGCCGCCATGATTGTCTTTCTCATGATGCAGGACGCCAATAATGCTTAGCCCATCCCAATCCTTTCAATACCAGAAAGAAAGCGTCGAGCGGGCTTTAACGTGCGCTAACTGCGGTCAGAAGCTGCATGTGCTGGAAGTTCACGTGTGCTCCGATTGCTGCGCAGAGTTAATGGCAGACCCTAACGGACAAATGCTGGAGGAAGATGATGAGTGAGTTACGCGCAGGTGGCATCGCAATAGTCATTTTTTCAGAAAACAAACCCGAAATTGGCAGATGCGTTGAGTTAATCGAAAAAGTAACAAACGGATATGTATTTAATTTTCCTGGTGCAGGTAAGCATGGGTGGCGTGATGATGCCCCTGGGTGGTTAGTTAAAGGCGATGTATCGATTTATACAAACAAGCCTTCAGGTGGTTTCTCTTATTTTTACAGTGATGAACTCATGCCAATCGACGGAGAAGACTTCTCTCACGAAGATGAGCAACAGAAGGAGCTGGCAAATGGCTAATCTACGCAAAGAAGCGCGCGGCAGAGAATGCCAGGTACGTATTTATGGCGTATGTAATGGCAATCCTGAAACTACAGTTCTGGCACATTACCGGATGGCTGGAATTTGCGGAACGGGGATGAAGCCTGACGACCTGATCGGTGCATGGGCTTGTAGCGCGTGTCACGATGAAATCGATCGACGAACCTATATTCTCGACAACAAAGACGCCAGACTTTACCACCTCGAAGGCGTGATCAGGACGCAGGCGATACTGCTGAAGGAGGGGAAGATTAAGGCATGAAAACATACCGAATAAAATTGCCGTGGCCTCCTTCAAACAACCGATATTGGCGACACTCAAGAGGGATCCACTACATCAGCGATTGGGGAAAGCGATACCGGCGAGAAGTAATCGAAATAATTCAGCAACAACAGCTAGACCTTAAAATCACACCCCGCATCAGAATCACCATTCTCGCAGCACCTCCCGATAACCGCAAACGCGACCTGGACAATCTACCAAAGGCCGTTTTTGACGCACTCACTAGTGCGGGCTTCTGGCTGGATGACGGCCAGATAGACGATATGCGCATCAAGCGCTGTCAGGCGGTTAAAGGCGGAATGCTTGTACTGGTTGTGACTGAAACCTGTGGGCGCTTGCCAATGATTACAGAGCTACTGGAGGCCGCATGAGCGAATGCATTATCTGGAAAGGTTGTGTGAAGAATGGATATGGATGGAGAACATGGAGAAGACAAACAACAACGGCGCATAGGATTGAATACTGCATTGCAAAAGGTATCGCTCTGGCAGATATCGAAGGAATGATTATCAGGCATCAATGTGACAACCCCTTATGTATCAATCCTGATCACCTTGTCGTCGGAACTCAACAGCAAAACGTTAATGACATGTATGAGCGGCATAGGGAGTGTAGAAAAATACCCTTAGAAATCATTTCAGCGATTAAAAATGAGTACGTTAAAGGGTCTTCAACTCACGGTTCTCCTGCGCTTGCAAAGAAATATGGGGTTAGCCAGCCACATGTAAGCCAGATCATTAATGGGACGGCGCTGTCAGGCTCCTCTATATCGGATTATGTCTCGGCATTCGGAGACAGAAAAATGATATCTGAATGGGCGAAAGACGAGAGATGCACAGTCACAGCCAAAACCATTCTAAGGCGAATTCTTTCAGGCATTCCGCCTGAACAAGCTATTTCCTCCAAAAGAAGACCAGATATCCGGGAGGCAGCATGACGCCATCTATCAAAACCATTCCAGACATGCTCGTTGAAGCATACGGAAACCAGACAGAAGTAGCACGGCGCTTATCGTGCCACCGCAACACAGTCAGGCGTTATCTGTACGACAAAGAAGCCAGGTATCACGCCATCGTTAACGGCGTTTTAATGATTCATCAGGGCGGGAGAGGTATTTATGACCGTAACCAGCATTAACCAGGCGAAACAGCAGCGTGAACGTGACGAAGCTGAATTGCGCAGCATCAGAGAGATGACGGAGCAACACCAGAAGGCAATGAATTATCTGCATGATCGAGAGCGCGAACTGGTGAACCGGCTTGGATTGAACAAGACATCGGGAGGCGATGCTGCATGAGACTCGAAAGCGTAGCTAAATTTCATTCGCCAAAAAGCCCGATGATGAGTGACTCACCGCGGGCTACGGCTTCTGACTCTCTTTCCGGTACTGATGTGATGGCTGCTATGGGGATGGCACAATCACAAGCCGGATTCGGAATGGCTGCATTCTGCGGTAAGCATGAACTCAGCCAGAACGACAAACAAAAGGCTATCAACTATCTGATGCAATTTGCACACAAGGTATCGGGGAAATACCGTGGCGTGGCAAAGCTTGAAGGAAATACTAAGGCAAAGGTACTGCAAGTGCTCGCAACATTCGCTTATGCGGATTATTGCCGTAGTGCCGCGACGCCGGGCGCAAGATGCAGAGATTGCCACGGTACAGGCCGTGCGGTCGATATTGCCAAAACAGAGCTGTGGGGGAGAGTTGTTGAGAAAGAATGCGGAAGATGCAAAGGTGTCGGCTATTCAAGAATGCCTGCAAGCGCCGCATATCGCGCTGTGACGATGCTAATCCCAAACCTTACTCAACCCACCTGGTCACGCACTGTTAAGCCACTGTATGACGCTCTGGTGGTGCAATGCCACAAGGAAGAGTCAATCGCAGACAACATTTTGAATGCGGTCACACGTTAGCAGCATGATTGCCACGGATGGCAACATATTAACGGCATGATATTGACTTTTTGAATAAAGTTGGGTAAATTTGACCCAACGATGGATAAATGCACTGGTTAAATAAAGCCCTGAGTTAATAGCTCGGGGCTTTTTGCGTTTTAAGCACGGCCTTTCTGAAAGCACATCAAACCAAATACCAGACAGACAAAAATAATCACCTTATCCGCTGTGGCTACGGTGCGGTGTGCTTTGCATAAAAGAAAACCAGCTCAATGGCTGGCTTCGTGAAAGCGGGTGGCAAGAGACTGCGCTAACAACCTCCTGCCGTTTTGCCCGTGCATATCGGTCACGAACAAATCTGATTACTAAACACAGTAGCCTGGATTTGTTCTATCAGTAATCGACCTTATTCCTAATTAAATAGAGCAAATCCCCTCAATGAAGGGGTAGAGCATGTACCGTATGGACAAAATCAGAGAATGGTTCAGTTACAGCTTCGGAGGACTGACTGCGATGGGTGGCATTCTCTCCCTGAATGACTGGGCTGTCATCATTGGTATTCTTTGTACTGTCGGCACATTTGGCATCAACTGGTACTACAAGCGCAAAGAGCGCGAGGACAGATTGAATGGCAATGTCACCGGCACTACGAAATAGCGTAATAGCGGCGATAAGTGGCGGGGCTATTGCTATAGCATCTGTGTTAATCACTGGACCGAGTGGTAACGATGGTCTGGAAGGTGTCAGCTACATACCATACAAAGATATTGTTGGTGTATGGACTGTATGCCACGGACACACCGGAAAAGACATCATGCTCGGTAAAACGTATACCGAAGCAGAATGCAAAGCCCTCCTGAATAAAGACCTTGCCACGGTCGCCAGACAAATTAACCCGTACATCAAAGTCGATATACCGGAAACAACGCGCGGCGCTCTTTACTCGTTCGTCTATAACGTGGGCACAGGCAATTTCAGAACATCGACGCTTCTTCGCAAAATAAACCAGGGCGATATCAAGGGAGCATGTGATCAGCTACGGCGCTGGACATACGCTGGCGGTAAGCAATGGAAAGGGCTGATGACCCGTCGTGAGATTGAGCGTGAAGTCTGTTTGTGGGGGCAACAATGAGCATGATTTGCTTTTTCATGGCAGCGTTGCTCGCATTGAATGGCAACGATGCGTGGCCGTGGTTTCTGGCCGTTGGGGTGTTGATGTCATGAGTCGGTTAACCGCGATTATCTCCGCTCTGATTATCTGCATCATCGTCTGTCTGTCATGGGCTGTTAATCATTACCGTGATAACGCCATCGCCTACAAAGAGCAGCGCGATAAAGCCACATCCACAATCGCTGACATGCAGAAGCGTCAACGTGACGTAGCAGAACTCGACGCCAGATATACAAAGGAGCTTGCTGATGCTAACGCGACTATCGAAAGTCTCCGTGCTGATGTTTCTGCTGGTCGTAAGCGCCTGCAAGTCGCCGCCACCTGTGCAAAGTCAACGACCGGAGCCAGCAGCATGGGCGATGGAGAAAGCCCAAGACTTACAGCAGATGCTGAACTCAATTATTACCGTCTCCGAAGTGGAATCGACAGGATAACCGCGCAGGTTAACTACCTGCAGGAGTACATCAGGACGCAATGCCTAAAATAATTTTTTTGCAAATCACAAAGTCCATTTAATGAGCCTCGCGATGCGGGGCTTTTTGCAATAAATGCGTACCGCAACGCATGTTTTTTACACCGAACCTGCCCCTTTGGAATGGGCCTTTGAGGATACCAGTTAGTGCTGGCGAGCCTCGGTGGGCTGGTTTCCTATGCGGCAAAGGTTCATTTCAAATGGTAGGTAAACGTTATGAATATCGTGCCACTTAATTACAAAGGTGAAATTGTCAGTTTCAACACTGATGGTTGGATCAACGTCACAGGCGTTGCTGAGAGATTTGGGAAACGCATTGATAACTGGATGCGTTTGGCAGAAACGCTTGAGTACATTCGTGCTTTAGACGAAGCGTTGACCGGGAAAGAGTCTCAAATTTTACATCCCTCACAATCGAGGTATGTAAAAACCAGCAAGGCACGAAAGGACAGGGGTGGCGGAACATGGCTGCATCCAAAGTTATCAGTTGCCTTTGCAAGATGGTGAGATCCGAAATTCTCCGTATGGTGCGACCTGCACATTGATAGTCTGCTTCGCGGTGAACTGACTGAGCAGCAGAAATATGAGCAAGCATGTCGCATTCGCGATGACCGGAAATCAAAAGCCAGCAATGGGGCAAGAGAGATGGCTCGCTGGCGATGGGATAAGCCGGTTATTGAAGCAAATGTTGAGTACTGGCGCGAGCAACTGCAGTTGACTCTCGATATCGCGTGCTGATGGCAAACGCAAAACTGCGTTATCGGAAAAATCAAAGCATTACGAGAACTGAGCAACAGCTATCCATTACAAAGCCCATCTACGGGTGGGCTTGATAATGAAACCGGAATTTATTCTGGGTAACCAGTTACGGCAGTACAGCGAAATAACCCAAGCCAGTAAGTGGGGAAATAACACTGGCAGCCACTGAAAGATGAACCTCCTGCCTTATGGCAAAAAAAGATTCTTTGTGGTGGCGGACTGATGGAAAGACATCGGTTATTGCAGAGGCCATTCAATGAGTGGTCTAGACAATGGCTTATCCCAACAACCGGAGCCAACACAATGGCAGAGATTACAGCATTGACAGAATTACAGCAGATGAACCTCGATATCCTCCGTTTAGTTCAAAGCGATACCGCAGCAGCAGAGAAAGCGATCGCATTCGTTGCTGGAAGTAAGCTGAACTTCGAACTGTTCAAAGACCAACTGGTTTTGGCGCAGGGTGAAGGAACGGCATTAGCTCGCGCAGAAAAGGCTATTCGTGAGGCAAAAGAAGCGTTAGACCTGTTCACTGCCGGAGCATAACGAATGGCAAAGACGAAGTGGCCTAAACTTCCCCGGTTCTTCGTGCCATTGTTCCATAGCGCCAATGTCTACCTGTGTCGTTCAAAGGAAGAGTGGGATCAGGCTTGCATTCATCTTGGAGTTGGGAGCGGCGGGAATGAGATGCTGGCGGGGGCAACACAGTCATATTGCAATACCGAAACAGGCGAGAATCTTTACCTGCTTGGTGTATTCAATGGTGAGGCGGCCACATTGGTTCATGAATGCGCTCACGTTGCATTTTATGTCTGCCGAGATGTTGGTGTAACCACTTATCCTGGCGACGCAAACGAAACCTACTGCTACATGCTTGACAGAATGTTCAGTCACTTCCTGCCGTTCTTTCATGAACCAGAAAAAGAAGGAGCCAAGTAATGGCAAACCCAAACTTCACGCCATCATGGCCTCTATACAAAGATGCTGACGGTGTATATGTGTCTGCGCTTCCGATTAAAGCTATCAAATACGCTAATGACGGAAGTGCAAACGCAGAATTCGACGGCCCGTATGCTGACCAGTACATGTCAGCGCAAACAGTAGCCGTATTCAAGCCAGAGGTTGGCGGATATCTGTTCCGGAGCCAGTACGGCGAGCTGCTCTATATGAGCAAGACAGCATTTGAAGCTAAGTACACTTCTGCAAGCGGTTCAGTAACGAATGCAGAGACGGCGGATAAGTTATCTACTGCTCGCACTATCACACTAACCGGCGCTGTCACAGGTTCAACGTCCTTTGATGGTTCGGCTAACGTGACTATCGCAACAACATCAGGAAGTTAACTTATGGCAGCACCAAAGGGCAACCGATTCTGGGAGGCCCGCAGTAGTCATGGGCGTAACCCGAAATTCGAGTCGCCTGAGGCGCTGTGGGCTGCTTGTTGTGAATACTTCGAGTGGGTGGAGGCTAACCCACTATGGGAGATGAAGGCTTTCTCATATCAAGGAGAAGTTACACAAGAGCCTATCGCCAAGATGAGGGCGATGACCATCACTGGGCTAACGCTATTCCTCGATGTGACGCTTGAGACATGGCGACAATACAGGGTGAGAGAAGACTTATCTGAGGTCGTTACGCGAGCAGAGCAAATCATCTACGACCAAAAATTCTCCGGCGCAGCCGCTGATCTTCTCAACGCTAACATCATCGCCCGCGATTTGGGCCTCAAAGAGCAGTCGCAAGTTGAAGACGTGACACCTGATAAGGGAGATCGCGATAAGCGCCGCTCTCGTATCAAGGAGCTATTCAACCGTGGAACTGGACGCGATTCTTGATAACCTGAGCGACGAAGAGCAAATCGAATTGCTCGAGCTACTCGAAGAAGAAGAGAAATACCGGAACACACACCTGCTATATGAATTTACGCCATACAGCAAACAGCGTGAATTCATCGACGCCGGGCATGACTATCCAGAGCGCTGTTTTATGGCTGGTAACCAGCTTGGTAAGTCATTTACTGGTGCTGCTGAAGTCGCGTTTCACCTTACCGGGCGTTATCCGGGAACAAAAGGCTACCCGGATGATGGTAAATATGGCGGAGAGTGGAAGGGTAAGCGTTTCTATGAGCCTGTCGTCTTCTGGATTGGCGGCGAGACAAACGAGACTGTAACCAAAACGACTCAACGCATCCTGTGCGGTCGTATCGAAGAGAATGACGAGCCTGGCTACGGTTCCATACCGAAAGAAGACATCATTAGCTGGAAGAAGTCTCCTTTCTTTCCGAACCTTGTTGATCATCTTCTGGTTAAGCATCACACGGCTGATGGTGTTGAAGATGGCATTTCAATCTGCTACTTCAAGCCATACTCGCAAGGCCGTGCACGCTGGCAGGGTGACACAATCCACGGCGTGTGGTTTGACGAAGAGCCACCATACAGCATTTATGGCGAAGGTCTTACCCGTACAAACAAATACGGGCAATTCTCAATTCTGACGTTTACCCCGCTGATGGGGATGTCTGACGTTGTTACCAAGTTCCTGAAGAATCCCAGCAAGTCGCAGAAAGTGGTCAACATGACCATCTATGACGCTGAGCACTACACCGACGAGCAGAAAGAGCAAATCATCGCATCCTATCCTGAGCATGAGAGAGAGGCGCGTGCTCGCGGTATTCCTACGATGGGTAGCGGTCGAATATTCCAGATACCGGAAGAGACGATTAAGTGCCAGCCGTTTGAGTGTCCCGATCACTTCTATGTTATCGACGCTCAGGACTTCGGCTGGAACCACCCGCAAGCTCACATTCAGCTTTGGTGGGACAAAGACGCAGATGTTTTCTATCTGGCGCGTGTGTGGAAGAAATCAGAGAACACCGCAGTTCAGGCATGGGGTGCTGTTAAGTCGTGGGCTAACAAAATACCTGTCGCGTGGCCTCATGACGGTCACCAACACGAAAAGGGCGGTGGTGAGCAACTTAAAACCCAATATGCGGACGCTGGGTTCTTTATGCTTCCCGATCACGCAACGTTCCCGGATGGCGGTAACTCAGTAGAGTCAGGCATTAGTGAACTTCGTGACCTGATGCTTGAAGGAAGATTCAAAGTATTCAACACATGCGAACCATTTTTTGAAGAGTTCCGTCTATATCATCGCGACGAGAACGGCAAGATTGTCAAGACCAACGATGATGTGCTCGATGCTACTCGCTACGGCTACATGATGCGCCGTTTCGCCAGGATGATGCGCGATATCAGAAAGCCGAAAGAAAAGAAAATCCCCGCACCGATTAGACCAGTACGCAGAGGACGATAATGGCCGACAATAAAAACAGGCTGGAGAGCATCCTGTCGCGCTTTGATGCGGACTGGACAGCCAGCGATGAAGCCAGAAGGGAGGCCAAGAATGATCTCTTCTTCTCCCGCGTATCTCAGTGGGATGACTGGCTATCACAATACACAACCCTGCAGTATCGCGGGCAGTTCGATGTTGTACGTCCAGTGGTGCGCAAGCTCGTTTCTGAGATGCGTCAGAACCCTATTGATGTTCTGTATCGTCCAAAGGATGGAGCAAGTCCTGACGCTGCTGATGTGCTGATGGGCATGTATCGCACAGACATGCGACACAATACGGCAAAAATCGCGGTCAACGTCGCTGTTCGTGAGCAGATTGAATCTGGTGTAGGTGCGTGGCGTCTGGTCACTGACTACGAAGATCAAAGTCCGACGAGCAACAATCAGGTTATCCGTCGAGAGCCTATCCATAGTGCCTGCTCCCATGTTATCTGGGACAGCAACAGCAAACTGATGGACAAGTCTGACGCCCGTCACTGCACAGTTATCCACTCAATGAGCCAGAATGGTTGGGAGGATTTCGCAGAAAAATACGACCTCGATGCTGATGATATTCCATCATTCCAGAACCCCAACGATTGGGTATTTCCATGGCTGACGCAGGACACAATTCAGATCGCTGAGTTTTACGAAGTGGTCGAGAAGAAAGAGACGGCTTATATCTACCAAGACCCGGTTACGGGTGAGCCGGTAAGCTACTTTAAGCGCGATATTAAAGATGTCATCGACGACCTGGCTGATAGTGGATTTATCAAAATTGCAGAGCGCCAGATTAAGCGTCGCCGGGTATACAAATCGATTATCACCTGCACCGCTGTACTCAAAGACAAGCAGCTCATTGCTGGCGAACATATCCCCATTGTTCCGGTATTCGGCGAGTGGGGCTTCGTTGAAGATAAAGAAGTGTATGAGGGTGTCGTCCGCCTGACAAAAGACGGTCAGCGTCTGCGCAACATGATTATGTCGTTCAACGCCGACATCGTGGCCCGCACCCCGAAGAAGAAGCCATTCTTCTGGCCTGAACAGATTGCAGGCTTTGAGCATATGTATGACGGTAACGACGATTACCCGTATTACCTGCTCAATCGCACGGATGAGAACAACGGAGAAATGCCAACTCAGCCGCTGGCATATTACGAAAACCCGGAGGTCCCGCAAGCCAACGCCTACATGCTGGAAGCAGCCACCGCGGCAGTGAAAGAAGTCGCGACGCTAGGTGTTGATGCAGAGGCGGTAAACGGTGGACAGGTAGCCTACGACACTGTTAACCAGCTAAACATGCGCGCTGACCTTGAGACATACGTGTTTCAGGATAATCTGGCTACCGCTATGCGTCGTGACGGCGAGATTTACCAGTCGATAGTTAATGACATCTACGATGTCCCTCGCAACGTGGTAATCACCCTTGAGGATGGCAGCGAAAAAGAGGTTCAGCTAATGGCTGAGGTTGTTGACCTTGCTACTGGTGAACGACAGGTACTGAACGATATCAGGGGGCGCTATGAATGCTACACGGATGTTGGACCATCATTTCAGTCCATGAAGCAGCAAAACCGCGCAGAAATTCTTGAGTTGCTCGGCAAGACGCCACAGGGAACGCCAGAATATCAACTGCTGTTGCTTCAGTACTTCACCCTGCTTGATGGTAAAGGTGTCGAGATGATGCGTGACTATGCCAATAAGCAGCTTATTCAGATGGGCGTTAAGAAGCCAGAAACTCCTGAAGAGCAGCAATGGTTAGTAGAGGCGCAACAAGCCAAACAAGGTCAACAAGACCCGGCAATGGTTCAGGCTCAGGGCGTACTCCTGCAGGGGCAGGCTGAACTGGCTAAAGCTCAGAACCAGACACTGTCCCTGCAAATCGATGCAGCTAAAGTCGAAGCGCAGAACCAGCTTAACGCTGCCAGAATTGCAGAAATCTTCAACAACATGGACCTAAGTAAACAATCTGAGTTTAGGGAGTTCCTTAAAACTGTTGCTTCATTCCAGCAGGACCGCAGCGAAGACGCTCGCGCAAATGCTGAGTTACTCCTTAAAGGCGATGAACAGACGCACAAGCAGCGAATGGACATTGCCAACATCCTGCAATCGCAGAGACAAAATCAACCTTCCGGCAGTGTAGCCGAGACACCTCAATAAGAGAGAGTTAATCATGGAACCAACCACCGAAATTCAGGCAACTGAAGACTTAACCCTGTCCGGCGATCATGCAGCGGCATCTGCTGATAGCTTAGTTGTCGATAATGCTAACGACAACGCAGGTCAGGAAGATGGATTTGAGATTGTCCTGAAGGACGATAAGACAGCACCAAAACAAGACCCGGCAAAGAACGCAGAATTCGCCCGCCGCCGCATCGAGCGAAAACGACAGCGCGAGCTTGAGCAGCAGATGGAGGCAGTTAAACGCGGAGAATTGCCGGAGAGTTTACGGGTAAACCCTGACCTTCCTCCTCAGCCGGACATTAACGCCTATCTGTCAGAAGAAGGCCTGGCTAAATATGACTACGACAACAGCCGTGCGCTTGCCGCTTTCAATGCTGCTAATACCGAATGGCTAATGAAAGCGCAGGACGCCCGCAGCAATGCCGTAGCAGAACAGGGCCGCAAGACTCAGGAGTTTACCCAGCAATCAGCGCAATACGTCGAAGCTGCCCGCAAACACTATGACGCGGCGGAAAAGCTCAACATCCCTGACTATCAGGAGAAAGAAGACGCTTTTATGCAACTGGTTCCGCCTGCGGTTGGGGCCGACATTATGCGCCTGTTCCCGGAGAAGTCCGCCGTGCTCATGTATCACCTGGGTGCAAACCCGGAGAAAGCCCGCCAGTTACTGGCGATGGATGGGCAGTCCGCGCTGATTGAACTAACTCGACTATCCGAACGCTTAACTCTCAAGCCTCGCGGTAAACAAATCTCTTCCGCTCCCCCTGCTGACCAGCCGATTACCGGTGATGTCAGCGCAGCAAATAAAGATGCCATTCGTAAACAGATGGATGCAGCTGCGAGCAAGGGCGATGTGGAAACCTACCGCAAGCTAAAGGCAAAACTTAAAGGAATCCGATAATGGCTTTGAACGAAGGTCAAATTGTTACACTGGCGGTGGATGAGATTATTGACACCATCTCCGCAATCACTCCAATGGCGCAGAAAGCCAAGAAATACACCCCGCCTGCTTCTTCTATGCAGCGCTCCAGCAATACCATCTGGATGCCTGTAGAGCAGGAGTCCCCCACTCAGGAGGGTTGGGATTTAACTGATAAAGCGACAGGGTTACTGGAGCTTAACGTCGCGGTAAACATGGGAGAGCCGGATAACGACTTCTTCCAGTTACGCGCAGATGACTTGCGAGACGAGACTGCGTATCGTCACCGCATCCAGTCAGCAGCTCGCAAACTGGCTAACAACGTTGAGCTGAAAGTCGCAAACATGGCCGCCGAGATGGGGTCATTGGTTATCACTTCGCCGGACGCTATCGGCACTAACACCGCAGACGCATGGAACTTTGTGGCCGATGCAGAAGAACTGATGTTCTCCCGCGAACTTAACCGCGACATGGGGACATCGTACTTCTTCAACCCACAGGACTACAAAAAGGCGGGTTATGACCTGACTAAGCGCGATATCTTCGGGCGCATTCCTGAAGAAGCGTACCGCGATGGCACTATCCAGCGTCAGGTTGCTGGCTTCGATGATGTCCTGCGCTCTCCGAAACTTCCTGTGCTGACCAAATCTACTGCAACTGGCATCACTGTATCCGGTGCGCAGTCCTTCAAGCCTGTCGCATGGCAACTGGATAACGATGGCAACAAAGTTAACGTTGATAACCGTTTTGCTACCGTCACCCTGTCTGCAACTACCGGCCTGAAACGCGGCGACAAAATTTCGTTTACTGGCGTGAAGTTCCTTGGTCAGATGGCTAAGAACGTACTGGCGCAGGACGCGACTTTCTCCGTAGTTCGCGTTGTTGATGGTACTCACGTTGAAATCACGCCGAAGCCTGTAGCACTGGATGATGTTTCTCTTTCTCCTGAGCAACGCGCCTACGCCAACGTTAACACCTCACTGGCTGATGCAATGGCGGTGAACATCCTGAACGTTAAGGATGCCCGTACCAACGTGTTCTGGGCTGATGACGCCATCCGTATTGTGTCTCAGCCGATTCCGGCCAACCATGAGCTTTTTGCAGGTATGAAAACTACCTCATTCAGCATCCCGGATGTCGGCCTGAACGGTATCTTCGCTACGCAGGGGGATATTTCCACCCTGTCCGGCCTGTGCCGTATTGCGCTGTGGTACGGCGTAAACGCGACACGACCGGAAGCAATCGGTGTTGGCCTGCCTGGTCAGACTGCGTAACTAACAGGGGCTTCGGCCCCTTTCTTATTTGAGGTGACACATGGGTGTAATGCTATATAAGCAGGGTAGTGGAACGAAGGTATGGGGCAAGGACGTTCAGGTTAAAGTTGTCGATGACGGCGACGTAGAAGATCACCTTGCCGATGGTTGGGTTAGGCATCCAAATGAGGTTCCGGAGACTAATGACGAGCCAATCGGTGATTCAGGCGTGGTCAAGAAAGACATGGGTGAAGTATCTGATGGATACCACACCTTTAACGAACTATATGCACATCGAGTGCGCCTGTTTTCAACACTAATGAATGCCTTCCGCGAAAGCGCATGGTGGAGCTTTCAGCATCATGACGGCGAGCAATGGGATGGATGGGTGTTAGCTGGCATCGACACCCCAGAAGGCGCGGTAACATACCACCTCCCAGAGAGTGAAATTGAACATCTGCCTAAAGGCACGGAAATTGAGTTTGGCAAGGAATGGGACGGCCACACGGCAGATGATGTGTTGAATCGTCTGCTAAGCCTGCGACCGAAAGAACCGGCAACCAAAGAACGCAAAAAGCCAGGACCAAAGCCTAAGGCGGAAAGCGATGCAGATAAAGACTAAAGGCGATCTGGTCAGGGCGGCGCTGCGTAAGCTTGGTGTAGCATCAGATGCAACTCTCACTGATGTTGAGCCACAGTCTATGCAGGATGCCGTAGATGACCTTGAAGCGATGATGGCTGAGTGGTATCAGGACGGGAAAGGCATTGTTACCGGGTATGTATTCTCAGATGATGATAACCCGCCATCCGAAGGTGACGACCACGGTCTTCGCTCAAGCGCAATCAGCGCAGTATTCCACAATCTGGCTTGCAGAATTGCTCCGGATTATGCGCTTGAGGCTACCGCCAAAATTATCGCAACCGCTAAATATGGGAAGGAGCTTCTCTATAAGCAGACCGCCATCGCCAGAGCCAAAAGAGCTCCTTACCCGTCACGCATGCCAACAGGCAGCGGTAATAGTTTCGCCAATCTGAACGAATGGCATTATTTCCCCGGAGAGCAGAATGCCGATTCAACAACTCCCCATGATGAAGGGAATGGGTAAAGACTTCAAGAATGCCGACTACATTGATTACCTACCAATCAATATGTTGGCCACACCGAAAGAAGTACTCAACTCATCGGGTTATTTACGCTCATTCCCCGGCATAGCGAAGCGCAACGATGTAAATGGTGTATCGCGTGGTGTTGAATACAACACCGCTCAGAACGCTGTATATCGCGTTTTAGGCAGTAAGCTCTACAAAGGGGAAACCGTAGTCGGTGATGTAGCCGGAAGCGGTCGCGTATCAATGGCACATGGTCGCACATCACAGGCGGTAGGCGTTAATGGTCAACTGGTCGAGTATCGCTATGATGGCACGGTTAAAACCGTCTCAAACTGGCCTGCAGACAGCGGATTCACGCAGTATGAGTTAGGTTCAGTCCGTGACATTACTCGCTTACGTGGGCGTTATGCATGGTCAAAAGACGGTACTGATTCATGGTTTATCACTGACCTTGAAGATGAGTCGCATCCTGACCGATACAGCGCACAATATCGTGCAGAGTCGCAGCCTGACGGCATCATCGGCATCGGAACATGGAGAGACTTCATCGTCTGCTTTGGTTCGTCAACGATAGAGTATTTCTCCCTGACAGGCGCAACCACCGCTGGCGCTGCGTTGTATGTCGCACAGCCATCGTTGATGGTACAGAAGGGCATTGCCGGAACATACTGTAAAACGCCATTCGCTGATTCATATGCATTCATCAGTCACCCGGCTACTGGCGCACCTTCCGTCTACATCATCGGGTCAGGGCAGGCTTCACCAATTGCGACGGCCAGTATTGAGAAAATTATCCGCTCATACACGGCTGATGAACTGGCAACCGGGGTGATGGAGACGTTGAGGTTCGACTCTCATGAACTGCTGATTATTCATCTCCCGCGTCATGTGCTGGTTTACGATGCCTCATCAAGCCAGAACGGGCCGCAATGGTGCGTACTGAAAACAGGTTTATACGACGATGTTTATCGCGCCATCGACTTCATGTACGAAGGCAACCAGATAACGTGCGGCGATAAATCAGAAGCAGTGACAGGGCAGTTGCAATTCGACATTAGTAGTCAGTACGACAAGCAGCAAGAACATATGCTGTTTACTCCCATCTTCAAGGCTGATAACGCCAGATGCTTCGATCTGGAAGTTGAATCCTCGACAGGCGTTGCGCAGTACGCTGACCGCCTGTTCCTGTCTGCAACCACAGACGGAATCAACTATGTTCGAGAGCAGATGATTGAACAAAATGAGCCGTTTGTGTACGACAAGCGTGTTATCTGGAAACGTGTTGGGCGCATTCGTCGATTAATCGGATTCAAACTGCGTGTAATCACCAAATCACCAGTAACACTATCCGGGTGTCAAATTCGTCTGGAGTAAAATATGGCAGATCCGTCACTTAATAATCCTGTCATTATTCAGGCCACCCGTCTTGATGCCTCAATCCTCCCCCGCGACGTCTTCAGCCAGTCCTATCTGCTCTACGTAATCGCGCAGGGGACTGACGTTGGCGCTATTGCAGGAAAGGCAAACGAAGCAGGAAAAGGTGCCTATGACGCGCAGGTGAAGAACGATGAGCAGGATGTTGAGCTTGCAGACCACGAGGTGAGAATTCAGCAGTTACGCATCGACGTAGACAACCATGAAATCCGTATTACTGCAAATACCAATGCAATTGCAGCGCTGGATGTCAGGCTAACCACGGCTGAAGGCAAAATAGTCACCTTGCAGGCTGATGTCAGTGCTCTTGATGATAGGGTTACGGCTGCTGAAAGCACTATTTCTTCATTGCAGGCTGATTACGTATCGAAGTCAGCAACTGCTTCTCAATCGCTGGCGTCACCTCTCAACGTGACAACGTCCTATTCAGTTGGCGGCACTAAAGTTATCGGTGCTCGACAGACCGGATGGACAGCAGCAACAGGCGCTGCGCTTCTCGGTGCATTCAACGCTAACCAGACTTACACGGTCAGTGCCACATATACGCAGTCTGAGGTATCAGCTCTGGCTACCGGATTGCAGCAGGCGCGACAGCGTATCAAAGCTCTCGAAGATGCAATACGAACTCATGGATTAATCAACTGATGATTACATTCACTCCCACCCGAAACATCGACCTGATAGAAACTGTCGGCAACCATCCCGACATCATCGCAGGGAGCAACAACGGTGACGGATACGACTACAAACCTGAGTGCCGCTATTTCGAAGTGAACGTACATGGTCAGTTCGGTGGTATCGTGTATTACAACGAGATTCAGCCGCTAACCTTTGACTGCCACGCCATGTACCTGCCTGAGATTCGCGGATTCAGTAAGGAAATCGGACTGACGTTCTGGCGATATATTCTCACCAACACCACCGTTCAGTGCATCACATCGTTTGCTGCACGCAAATTTCGCCACGGTCAGATGTACTGCGCAATGATTGGCCTTAAACGTGTGGGAACCATCAAGAAATACTTCAAAGGCGTGGATGACGTGACGTTTTACAGCGCCACACGCGAAGAACTAATCGACTTCCTGAATCACGGGGGATAGCCATGTTATATGCATTTACGCTGGGCAGGAAACTGCGCGGTGAGGAACCTTATTATCCTGAAAAAGGCGGTAAAGGTGGCTCATCAAGCAGCGGGGCAAAAGAAGCCGCAAAAGCAACACAGTACGCAGCAGACCTGCAAAACCAACAATTCAATCGTGTGATGGAGCAGTTGGCACCTTACGCCGCCGCAGGTTTGCCGGCTCTCCAGCAGATTCAGCAGCTATCAACGCTGGAAGGTCAGAATAGCGCTCTCAATCAGTATTACAACTCAGACCAGTATAAACAGTTGGCTGATCAGGCTCGCTATCAAAGCTTGAATGCTGCCGAGGCGACCGGTGGTCTTGGCTCGACTGCGACATCAAACCAAATTGCATCCATTGCACCAACGCTCGGGCAGAACTGGTTGTCAGGGCAGATGCAAAACTATGGCAACCTGTTAAACGTTGGTCAGTCTGCGGCAGCAGGCCAGGCATCGGCAGGACAGAACTATGCAAATAACGCAGGTAATCTTGCACAACAGATGGCGGCTATCCGCTCTCAGGGTTCTGGTCAATCCACGCTTGGAAGTGCCATTAGCGGCGGTACGAGTGGTGCGCTTGCAGGTGCTGGTATTGCAAGCCTGTTAGGTACTTCCACGCCATGGGGCGCTGGTATCGGTGCTGGTATCGGATTGCTTGGCTCACTCTTCTAAGGAGTTATCGTGGCTACATTTCAACTCGCCGGACTGCCATCAATGCAGGTGGCAAACCAAAACGCGCCCGGGCAGCCATCACTATCAAACTACGACTTTAGCCAGCGCCCAAACGTTGGAGTTCAACTTGCTCAGGGTCTTGGTGCAGTTGGTCAGGAAATACAGCAGAATGAGGCTGCTCAGAAGCTTTCTGACTTTCAAAAAGCTTTCGGTCAGGCTTATGCGGCAGGTGATCGCGACGCCTTGCGTCAACTCGCGGCCACGAACCCAGACCAGATTGAAACAATTCGTCAAGGAATGGGGTTTGTTGATGCTGACAGAAATCAGGCGATGGGCGATATGTCTGCACGATTGAATATTGCTGCAGCTCAGGGGCCTGAAGCGGTGATGCGAGAGCTTACCACTCACCAGAATACACTGCAGCAAATTGGCGTATCTCCTGAACAGGCGTGGCAGACATATCAACAAAGCCCTGAAGGCTTCACGCAATTAACAGACCTTATTGGGATGCACGCGGTAGGACCAGAAAAGTATTTTGATATTCAGGACAAGTTGACAGGTCGCGAGATTGACCGAGGTAGACTTGCTGAAACAATCCGCAGCAATAAAGCAGGGGAAGGACTTCAGGCTCGCGGGCAAAATATTACTATGCGCGGACAAGACATGTCAGCCTCTACATCCCGCCGCGGCCAGGATTTGGCAATGCAAAGGGCAAACTCCAGAACGATATCAGGAGTCGACGGGAATCGGGTCGTTCAGCTTGCAGATGGTAGAACAGTCAACATTGACGGAAAACTTCACGGCGCAGGGGCTAATGCATTTTACGAAGGTATTGACGATAACGGCAATATGGTTCGCGTCCCGGCAAGTGCTATTGCAGCACCTCCAACGTCTGCGGCAAGCGCACAGAACTACGCGATGAAGAAAGATATCGATGCAATCGCAAACGCAGATGCTTCTGCTCTTGATTTTATGACTGGAATGACTGGTGGAGCAGGTGATCCGGCAATTGGTGCAGATGTTCGCAGCCGAATCACAGGAAAAGAGCAACGCCAGTTATATAACTCAGCACAACGTATTCAGGGCAGAATGCAGAATCAGGGCGTGGCAGCAGCAAGAGATATGGGTGCTAGCGGTATCAACACCATTGCAGAAGCGAAGATGTATTTTCAGGGGATGCCGCAGGTTGACTACTCAAGCCCGGAGGCTATGCAGCAGTCTATTCGTGAGATTCAGGAATACACCAACAATTATAACAAGCAGTACAATGTTAATGTTGGTAAATCGCAGTATCAGCAATCCCAACCTGCATCCAACAGCAACTTTTCTTCACTATGGGGTGATTAATGGCTAAGGCATGGAAAGACGTTATTGCCTCTCAAAAGTACCAGGCATTAGCACCAGAGCAGAAAGCACAGGCGCAGGAGCAATACTTCAATGAAGTAGTAGCACCGCAAGCCGGAAACGATGCCGAACAGGCTAAACAGGCTTTCTATGCTGCTTATCCACCTCCAACGGCTCAACAACCAGCAAAACAACCACATGGACCGGCGCAGCCACAGCAACAAGGTGGCTTCATGTCTGACCTTAGCAATGCTGCTGCGGAGACGGGGCGTGGATTGCTTCAGGCTGGCGTTAATCTGGCAAATATCCCGGCATCAATGGCTGATGCAGTCGCCAGCGCCGGGGCATGGGCTGGTCAGAAGCTTGGCATTGGTGACGGAACTTATCAGCCATCGCCTCGCGTCACGACACAAGGACTTGAGCAGGACTTTGGCTTGCAACAAGGTGCGCTTACTCCACAGACGACAGAAGGCAAAATCTTCTCTGAAGCACTGCCATATTTGACTCCTGTTGGGGCCGAGAGAATTGCAGCGCAGGCACCATCTATTGCCGGTCGAGTTGCTCAGGGTGCATCACGCTTGTTGGCGGAGAACGCTGTTGGTTCATTGGCTGCAAACAGTGAGCGTGATAATCCAGGAGCACTGGCAACAGACTTAGGAACTGGTGTTGCATTAGGCGGGGCAATAAATCAGTTAGGCCGTGCCGCTGGCGCTGCTTATCGTGGGATTCGCGGGACGATCGCACCAGAAGCGCAGCAGGCTATTCAGTTCGCTAATGCTGCTGATGTTCCTTTGCATACAACTGACGTTTTGCAGCCAAATTCCCGCGTCGGGCGCATGGCACAGACCACCGCTGAAAACATCCCATTTGCTGGAACAAGCACTATGCGAGCTAATCAGCAAGAAGCGCGCAGCCAGTTGGTAGATGAATTTGCATCACGGTTTGGTGAGTATGATCCGTCAATTGTTATTGGCAGCCTGAAGGCAAAAACATCAGGAATTCGGAAAGCAGCAGGGAACCGTCTTGAGCAAGTTCAGAGCGCAATGACAGGGGTCAACATTCAGCCAACGCGAGCAATTCAGCAGATAGATGATGAGATTGGAAAACTGCAAAAATTAGGACAAGTTGCCGACACGGATACAATTAGCAAACTTCAGGCATACAGGAATGAATTGGCTAAAGGTGATGTTAACCTGGAACAGTTAAGCAGACTGAGAACGCAGTTTAGGATGGATGTCAGAGGAGAAAGGACACAAATGCCACCGCCAGCTGAGGCGGCAGTGCAGCGTGTATACAGGGCAATGACAGGAGACATTGATAACTCCATTGGCCAGAACCTTGGAAACGACACTCTGCGCAGATACAAGCAGGCCAATGCGGTATACGCAGATGAGGCTAGTAAGCTCCAGAATACCCGCTTGAAGAACGTTCTGATGAAAGGGGATCTAACTCCTGAAGTTGTCAACAACATGTTGTTCAGCAAGAATAAATCAGAAGTTCAGAATCTGTACCGGTCAGTCGGTCAGGTGGGACGCGCTCAGATGCGCAATGGCATCATCGGAAAGGCCATGGAGAAATCAGGTGGCTCACCTGACCAGTTCCTGCGGCAGATTAACCTGATGTCTAACCAGACAGGTATTGCATTTAAGGGGCGTGATGCGGCGTATCTGAAGGGGCTAAAGAATTATCTGGAAGCCACAAAGAGAGCGAGTCAGGCAGGAGTAACAACGCCTACAGGTCAACAAACTATACCGTTCATCCTAGGTATTGGAACAGTAACTAACCCTGCACTGGTAGGTGTTGGTGGCGGGTATGGTTTGCTGGCAAGAATGTATGAGAGTGAACCAGCACGTAATGCAATGCTTCGCCTGGCTAATACTCCACGTGGTTCTACCGCATTCGAGAAAGCGTTATCTGATGTTGAGCGCATTGTTAACTCATTCGCTCAGGGATCAAAATCTCAATCCTTAAGCGAATAAAAGTTTGCCCACCACAAGGCCGAAGATTAAGAAAACAAAGTTCAATAAGTCACGTTCCATAAACCCTCCACTCTTTTAAGCAATTATAACCGACCTTAATGCAATGCTGCGCAAGTTTTGTATTGTGCGGCCTTGCTGTACCCGGAGCATAGTAAATGTCAGATATCACTGCCAACGTAGTTGTTTCTAACCCTCGTCCAATCTTCACTGAATCCCGCTCGTTTAAAGCTGTTGCTAATGGGAAAATTTACATTGGTAAGATTGATACCGATCCTGTTAATCCTGCCAATCAGATACCCGTATACATTGAAAATGAGGATGGCTCTCACGTACAGATTACTCAGCCGCTAATTATCAACGCAGCCGGTAAAATCGTATACAACGGCCAACTGGTGAAAATTGTCACCGTTCAGGGTCATAGCATGGCTATCTATGATGCCAATGGTTCTCAGGTTGACTATATTGCTAACGTATTGAAGTACGATCCAGATCAATATTCAATAGAAGCTGATAAAAAATTTAAGTATTCAGTAAAATTATCAGATTATCCAACATTGCAGGATGCAGCATCTGCTGCGGTTGATGGCCTTCTTATCGATGTTGATTATCATTTTTATAATGGAGAGACAGTTGATTTTGGTGGTAAGGCATTAACCATCGACTGTAAAGCAAAATTTATTGGTGATGGTAATATTACATTTACTAATCTAGGTACTGGTTCTTTAGTAAAGTCCCCATATATGGAAAGTGCCACAACACCATGGATGATTTTTCCATGGGATGAGGATGGCAACTGGATTACTGATGCCGCATCAGTTGTTTCAACGCTGGCACAAACCAGGGATAAGGGGTATCAACCAACCGTAAACGACTACGTCAAATTTCCTGGAATTGAATCACTTCTCCCTGACTATGCAAAGAATCAAGGGATAAATTCAACATTACGGATTTTTGAATGTACAGGAGTTAACGTAGAAAATGCGTCGGGGTCTGTAGCATGCTACCTTTTTGTTGGATGTTGTTATTGTAAAATGATTGAGCCAGATTCTATCTTTGGTGGTTCTGATGGCATAATAACTTTTGAGAATCTGTCAGGAAACAAAGGGATTGGAAACTATTGTATTGGTGGCAGGACAAATTATGGATCAGTAAGCTCCGTACAATTTCTTAGGCAAGATGGTGGAAATGGGCACGATGGTGGGGTTATAGGCTTTACTTCTTATCGACCTGGTGAGTCAGGTGTAAAAACGTGGCAAGGAACCGTGGGCGGGACTTCATCCAGATGCTATAATCTTCAGTTCCGTAAATCATTATCCATGTATACTGTATGGGATGGTTTTGACCTGGGCGCAGACATCGGCAATGAAACTGACAGACCAGGTGACTTCCCTTTAGCTGAGTACCCAGTTCATCAATTACCAACCAATCATTTAATTGATGACCTTGTATCTATTGGTTCGCTAGGTGTTGGTGTAGGAATGGATGGTAAAGGTGGCTATGCATCAAACATATTGATGCAGGATTGTGCAGGATCTGGTGGTCTGTGGTATACATATGGTAAAACATTCACCAATGTCTCTGTCATTGACACAAATACTCTTAACTTTAATGCCAACCAGTTATACATACAAGGTGATTGTATTGTTAATGGATTGCGTTTAGTTGGCATAAAACCAACGCCATCTAACGCATTGATAGTAGACGCACCCAACACCACCATATCTGGAATTACCGGAAACATTGATAGCAGTAGAGTTAATGCCAGCAATATCATTGACCCAATGCTTGGAAACGCAAGGATTAATAGCTATAAAGATACAGGATCTCTAGATATAAGACTGCACAAATTAAGCCCATCTTTGGACGCATTAAGTATTAAGGCTCATTCAAATGGTTCTGGTAGTGGGTCAGCATGGTGTTCTTTAGGTGCTGCGTCTGGAAGTGTTAGTGATTTCGTATCTATAAAAGTTAACTACACTGACAACAGGGCAGCAGAAATACCGTTCAGCCCAATCGTCGTTAGCGATAGTGCAGTAAAAGATAACTCTTGCTTCGTCCCATACTGGGAAGAAAACTCACTAAAAGCCCTTGTCAAGAAAGCGGATGGATCTTTAGTGAGGATTACAATAGCAACAGTTTGATGATATTGTAAAACATGGGTGACAAGCACCCATGTAAATTTATCTTATTATCAAATGCCCTAGCTTCTTCATTAAGAAATCAGAACCAGGCTTTGTCAAATGACCCCAATCTACAGCTGTAACAAAATCTGGGCCATCACCTACTCTTGTTAAGCAACCACTTTCATTACATAGAGCGCTGTATGCTGAGATGTATTCAGCACCCAACTTAGGCACGTTTTCATCAAAGTACTTATCCCATCCTTTAATTTCATCGTTTAATCCATATGACATGTATATAGGTGGCGTTTTTTTGAATTCACTTGTGTAATTTGATATCACCTTAACTAAATTAGCATTCCATTCAGGAACAGGGCCAACAACTATCAACCTTGATTGCGGTGATGCTTTCTTTATTTTTTTTATTGTTAAAGAGAGAGCTTCAATTGCTAACTTTTTATCATGAACTCCATTTGAACCACGAACAGACCACGTTAGTAATACTATCTCAGGTTTAACCATACCAATCTCTTTAATCCTGTCAGAGTTAATTGAACTAACGTCTCTTTGGAGGTCGTCCTTACCACTAACAAACAATGGCGGGGCGTTTCCGTCTGTCATTTGACTTATCACATACTTTTTATTGTTGTTTTTTATGTAACTCGACAATCCATTATAGAGCGCTGCTGCATATGAATCACCGATTATAAAAATATTATTTCGGCTATTTTTAATGCAACCGTTAGATATGGCATCTTTTAGCAGCACAGAGTGACATATGCCACCGCGCAATAGCTCACCATATTTATAGTAATCGTACACATTTGTGACAGAAGCATACTCACCTGCTGATTTGTTTACGCTTCTTTCTTTAATTCCATTCATGGAGTACGTGACAATCCCAAATACGCCAGAGCCAAATACGACGACAGCTAGAATAATAGTTGCAACTGACCTTTTTGCAGAATGACGCAAAGGCTTTTCTAAAAGAAAATAAGTTAAAATAGCCAATACTAATGCCAGCGCCATTAGAATCAATAACTCATTGGTACTCGGTGATCCAGACAATATAGAACGATAGAATGAATAAACTGGCCAGTGCCATAGATATAGCGGGTAACTTATAAGCCCAATAAAAACAATAGGTTTAAAGCTGAGTATTTTTGATGCAATCCAATCATTTCCATTTGATGCTATTATAAGAGATGCGCCAATTACTGGAATTATCGCGATGTAACCAGGGAAAGCCATCTTTTCATTAATTAATGCTATTGACAGAGTTATTATTATAACGCCTATCAATGACATAGATTTAGATACTGATGTTTTTATACCCATGAAACGTAATGTTGCTATTATGGCACCAGCCATTAACTCCCAGAATCTTGAGGCTGGGGAGTAGTAGTTAGCACCACCTTCGTATGCCATGGTAAAAACACTAATTGTATAGCTAACTATAAATATTGCTGCGCATGATAGAAGTATATTACGTTTAGAGTATTTGCTTTTGAAGCATAACAAGATAATTATAGGCCACAATATATAGAACTGCTCTTCAATACCTAAAGACCAAAGGTGCAACAATGGTTTAAGATAGGATTGAGAATCAAAATAACCTGACTCACTCCATAGTGTTAAGTTTGATATGAAGAAAGCGCCTGAAAAAACGTGCTTCCCAAGTGATTTGTAATCATCTTGGAAAAAATAAACCCATCCGATTATAATACATGATATAAGAACTATCGAAAGAGCTGGGAATATTCTTAGTATTCTTCTCTTGTAAAATTCCACATAAGAGAATGAATTACTTGATGCCGATTTTAATATAATAGATGTGATAAGGTATCCAGATATCACAAAAAATATATCAACCCCAACAAAACCACCAGGAAGAATAGAAGGGAAGTAGTGGAAAATGACCACTGACAACACTGCTACTGCTCTCAATCCATCTATATCAGGTCTGTATTTTAAGTGTTCCAA